ATTGGCCTTCCAGCCCTCGACGCGGCCCCCGCTGCTGCGGCGTGTCGCCTCGTCGTAGTGCTCCTCGAGCTCCCGGCGCAGGTACTGGGCCGAGCAGCCGGCGATCTCGGCCGCTGCAGCCACAGAAACCCAGTCGTCCTGTACCGCCATTGCAATCATGCCTCAATCATAGTTGCGGAAACGCAAGAAGCAAACCGCCCAACTTGCCCCGGCCGGCCGATCCCCCGTAGGATCGACCGCCGGGGCCAATGTTCGACTGGAGGCGGCGGGAGTCGCAGACCTGTACAGGTGTGTACAATGGTTGGCCCTGCGGACGAAAGGGCTAGCCATGACGATGACTTTTGCGGAACTGATTGAGCGATACGCCACGCTGCGGAACCTCGACGCCAAGACGGTGTCGCTTTACCGGGGCCTGCAGGACAGGCTGACCAAGTTTCTAGGGCACGAGCCAACCGTGGCCGACCTCGACGACCTGGTCATCTCGAGGTACTTGCGGTGGCGTGCTGACACGCCTGCCTGGATGGGCCGCAAGCCGTCGCCGGCCAGCGTCCAGAAGGACAAGGTGATGATCCAGGCGGCGTGGAACCTGGCCGCTAGGAAACGGTGGGCGGCCGACTTCCCCGAGTTGCCACGGATCAAGGTGCCCAAGCGTCTGCCTACGGGCCGGGCCTACACCACTGAGGATGTGGCCAAGCTCGTCCTGCGGGCCAGGAGGAGGCAGGGTAAGACCGGAAGCCAGCCTTCGGCCTGGTGGTGGTCCACGCTCATCTACGCGGCCTACTGCACCGGCGAACGCTACTCGGCCCTGACCAGCCTCCGCTGGGGCCAGGTCGACCTCGGCCGGCGGAAGGTCATCTTCCTCGGGGAGACCCGTAAAGGCCGCACGCGGGACATTGAGCGGGACATCACGCCAGACCTGGCCGCCATGCTCGCGGCCCGGCAGGGGCCGCCAGAGGCCCTGGTGTGGCCCTGGGACCGCAAGAGCCGCGCCCAGTGGAACAGCCTCAAGCTCTTGTGCCGCCTCGCAGGCGTCAAATACAGGGGCTTCCACGGGTTCCGAAGGACGGCGGCGTCATACGCAGCCCTTGCCGGCGGGACGGCCGCCGCCACGCAGCTGCTCGACCACGCGGACCCCAACATGCAGCAGGTCTACGTGGACCCCACGATCTGCCCGCAGGCACGAGCCACACTCCCGCCGCTCGACCTGGGCGGGCCGGCGAAGTGACAGGTGTTCAGTTTTCCGGCAGTTCCCGCCGGACGTATGGTTTTGTTGCCCCGAAGGAGGGTGTGATGGCAAAAAGAAAAAGTGGCTGTGGCAAGTTCGTGCTGATTGCCTTCGGGCTGTTCGTTGGCCTCGGCATGGTCGGCACCTTAATGCGCTCACGGGATCGCGTAATGGTCGAGAAGGGGCTGAAGCCGGCCCCCAAGAAACAAGAACACAAGCCAGACCCGGTCTTTGAGCATGGTTTCCGGGTTGGCTTTGGCATGGCCAAGACCGGAATGGTGAAGCCAAACAGCTCGCAGCTGGATGCCCTGTCGCGGCAGGCGGCATTGCAGATGGGCCGCGAAGGAGGGCTTGTGTTCAAGATGCCGTGGAAAGACGGGTTCGCCGCTGGCTGGAGCCAGGGCGATTAAGTGTTGAGCCGGCAGGGGGCGATCGGGTGGAAAGGACGAAACACCCGGCCGCCGCGCCCCGCCCGGCTCAATCTCGACCCTGCCAGTACGTGACCCGCTCCTCGGCCCTGGCCAACTCGCACAGCAGCCTGGCCCGCTCGGCCAGCAGCCGCATGACATCGGCGGCCAGCGTCCCCGAGGTGCCGGTCCACGCCCCCTGGAACTTCCGTGCCCGATGCTCCATGCGGACCAGGTCGTCCTCGGTGAGTGCAGGCCGCAGGTCACTCACGGCTATTCTCCGTTGGCAACTTCGGCGGGTAGACAGCCTCAATGTCCCAGCCGCTAGGCAGGCACACTGCCGGCGGCAGTTCGGGGTGCTTGTCCATGAGCATCTGCCATTGCCGCTGAACGTTCTCGCGCACTTCAGCAGTGAGCGGAGCGTTAGGGCGAATCACCACGAACATCGGGCGCGGCTCGCCTGGCGCACGGAGCACGTCGATGTCGATCTTGCTGAGCTGTGTCATGAGTTGCCCTCGTCAAAAAGGACGATTGCCAACAAGGCGTATGCCGACAGGTCGAGCAACGTATCCCGCACGCCTTCGTGCACCAGGCGGCCGGTGCGGCAGAACGTGCGGAGCCGCTGCACCTTGTCCGCAATCCGCACCATGCAGCCACGCCACGGCTCAATGTTGACGAAGTCGGCACCACTGCGGACGTTGGCTAGCGGGTCTTCCTCGCTGCCGTAGTCGGCGCTTTTGGATTCGTGGAGCCGCTGCATTTCTTGGAGCAGGGCAACGAACGCCGTGCTGCTGGGGTGTTGGCCCTGCCGCATGGGCTTTCCTTCGCAGCACGACTCCCGGGCGAGCAGCTCGGCCGCACACCTCTGGGCCGGCTCGCAGCCGGCGAGCGGGCCGGGCTTGTAGCCGACCAGCTTGTCGTCGCTCGGGTCCGTGTTGTCGAGCCGGTCTTTGACGGCCGCCCGTAGTGCATCGTTTGCTCTCTCCAAAGTCGCTGCTGTCATGTCGTCGCCTTTCTGGTTACGCGGTCCTTACGGTGCCGTCCTGCATCACCCGGTAGTTGTGCACGTCAAACGCACCGCCCTTATGTATGGCGACCATGGCAAATCCCCAGTTCCACTTGTTGATCCGCGCGTACTCGGGCCGCAAGTCGCACAAGCAGCCCGTGCTCCAACAGCCCGTCTCCTTGTGCCACATATCGGACTCAGCGTGATTGCTCGTGCGGTGCGAGTGGCCCACCAGCCCGGTTGAGCCCGTCCGCAGGAACACGCCCCGGGCCACGTTGACCGGCGCGGCCATGCCCTTCGGTAGCTCGTGGCCGTGTAGCACCGGCAGCTTGCCGAGCATCACGGGCCGCTGGTCCTCGACTAGCGTGATGTCGTGCTTCGACAACTCCAGCCAGGCCGACAGGCTCATGCGAGGGTCGTCGGAAATCTCGGCGGCGTGCTGCCACAGCCAATGCTGCCAACGCTCCTCATGGTTGCCGCTCTTGTAGACGATGGGGATGTCAGGGAACTCCTGCCGCACGTACGCCAGGAAGTCCCGCACGGCCTCGAGCTCCCCCTTGAAGTCCCGCTGCGTGGGGTCTTTGGTGTATCGGCTGATGGCGTAGAAGTCGGCAATGTCGCCATTGAGCAGCAGGCCGGTGAGCTCTTGGTCCTTGAGAAAACCGATAGCCGCGGCCACGGCGATCTCGGAGTGATACGGCACATGAACGTCCGACATGATGCCGACGTTGCCCAAGACGTTCAGCCGGTGTGGCGTCCACGAGTCGGCCACGCTTTTGGGCATGGCCATGATCTCGCCAGCGCTGCGCTTTGCACGGACGGACGCAGGTTTCATCTCCTTGAGATTCTTCTTGCCGTGCACGCCGAACTGCCGCTGGATGCGTTGCCGGGCCTGGTCAATCGTGATGGCCCCGTTGCACTGTTTCACCAGCCGCTTGGCGAGCGTGCGAGACGGCGCGTCGGGGTGCTTCTCGGCCAGCCGCTTCGCCATTCCCGTGATTGCGTCACCGGCCATCAGTCCACCTCCTTGTAACCGAGTGCCGTCAGCACCCGCCGCTGCACCCGGGCCAACTCCGTGATCGACTCCTCGCTGATCGTCGGGCCGAGAACGGCGTGGGCCAGCTCGTGCAGGATCGTCTCAAGCCTCTGGCCACCACGGAGCCGCTCGTCAATCAGGATCCGGGGCCGCTTGGCGTTGTCAAAGTACGTCCACCCAGCGGCGTCGCCGGTCAACTTGGTGAACCGCAACAGCCACCGCTTGCCGTCGATCTTGACCTGGTGGTCCTCGGGCATGGGCGCGTCCTTTCGCCCGTTAGCGTGGCAGGGCTGTCAACCGAACACGGCTTTCGCGTACCGCTGGGTAAGCCGCCTCGCTCGCATCTGCACGCGAGTCCCCCATTCATTGAGCCACCGCTGGCGAGCCTCACACCCGCACCCGCCGGGAGTGCCCTCGGTGCGCGTCCACCGCTCGACTCGCTCCTTGGTCACGCCAACGCGAGCCAGGCACCGCTCCACGAAGTCGCCCAAAAGGAACGGCCGCCAGACCTCGACCGGCGGCGGGCGGCACTCGCGAAACGTGGGCAGCCGCCGGGCCTGGTGTCCGCAAACGCGGCACCGCAGATCGACGCTATCGTAGTCGCAGCGGGTCACGAGATCGTCGCGGTGTAGGCAGGAGTGTCGAACGCCCCAGAGACCAGCGTGTACGCCCCAGCCGGTGGCGAACAGACCGGGAAATCGATGCAATCGCAGCCAGGGTTGTACGCGCCCGGAACGAACTCAAACTCCCCGGCATACAGGTTAATCCGAAGCCGGCACTTCTTGTAGCACGTATCGTCGCAGTCTGCGGCAACGAATGTATTCAATGCGCCAGGGCCAGTGTTAGACAGCGTCGCACATGGCTCTATCGCAGCCTCTAGCGTGAACGCATAGGTAGTTCCCTCAAACACATACGAAAAGCCGCCTTCCCATAGCGTAGTGTTCGCGTTGGTGCTGATTAATCTGCTGCCTCGGCTCAGTACGTAGTCTCCCTCTGCGGGCCTGCCGAACGAGCTCTCAATCAGATATTCCAGGTTGATGGTAACCTCGGCCGGCGTGGCCTCTTCGTTCAGGCAGCACGAGCCACAGACGCCGGTCGCGTGAGATGAGCCGCCAGCGATTGAGGGAACTACCGGCGAGCCCGTGGCATCCGCGACACTGCCGCCGCCAGAGACAACGGTCGCGGTGACATCGTTAAACGCGGTCACGCTCTGGGCCTTGTCGGGAAACTCCAGCGTAAAGCTACTGCAATTCGCGATCTGTTCCTCGGTGGTCAGGCTGACGAGCGGGGCTTGCAGCAACGACTTCGCGGGCTCGGTACTCTTGTCTTGGCGGTACTCAAACACAATGGCTGCAGAAGAATACGTGCCGAGAGCCAGAGGGTTGCACAGATAGGCCCGGTACTCGCACGCATAACTCGGGATGTTGAAGAAACTCCCGAAGAACTTGCTGCGGGCCAGCACGAACGACTTGCCGTTCATGTAGTCGCCCATGCACCATGTATTGGGAAACCCCGTGGCTTCGTAGCCACTGCCGCCGTTAGTTATCGTGACGCTCGTGATCTTGCCGAACGTCGCGCTATCGGGGTCATCGTCCACGTTCGCCGCGAGCACCGCCCCGGCTCCATCGCTCGGATCAATCTGATCGAGCACTACGGTGATAGCAGCGACCAGCGCCGGTGCGTCGGGGTCTTCGCCGTAGAACGCCCCGCCGTCCGACAGGTCAATACTTTCAATCTCGCCGACATTTGACGTCTGGATCAACGCGAACGCTGCGGATTGCTGGGTCTCGCCAGCCCCGAGCGTGAACACGATCTGCCCGCCATCGGTGTACCCGCTGCCGCCATCAACAATCGTGAGCCCCGAGATGGTCCAGTAAGGCAGTCCGCACTCGTCCTCTTCTTCCGTGAGCGTCACGGTGATGTCGGCTCCCGAGCCGCCGGGGCCATCGGCAGTGATGGTCGGCTCAACGCGGGCCAGTGTCGCGTAACCGCTACCGCCATTGTTGACCGTCACGCCCGTGATGACGCCGGCCGCCGTGGTCGGGCTCGCCGTGGCCCCGCCGCCAAAACAAGAATCAAACGACACGAACAAAGCCTGGAACGCCGGGCCGACATCGGGATACCCGTCGAATGTCACCGTCACCGTGTCAGGCAGCTTGCCTGTCGCACACTCGCCGCAGGGGATGTCGCAGCACGGGCTGCACGAGGCCCCGAGCATGAAGCCCAGCGGATAGAGCGAGAGGGAGAACGCCAGCACCGCCAGGAGCGGAATGGATGCCGGCTCAATGGATGAGAGCAAACTCCAAAGCATTAGTCGCACTCTGCCGCGATGACGTACCAACCGAAGCCGTTATTGCTCACGGCAACCCAGCGGGCAGTACTGGCAGTTTTGGCCGGTATGTTGGCGAAAATGTTGTAGGCGGCCACGGTAAGCGCTGATGCCGTAGGAATGCCGTTTGTTCCAGGAGTCCCGCCTGTAATCGTAATGGTGCGTTGCGACTGCTTGCTCCAAGCGGCCGAGCCGTGCGTGCCCAACATTAGCCGCACGCCGGGGGCCGCACCCTCTGCCACAGGGGACTGGAGCCGGATGGTGTGAGGGTGCTTCTCAGTGGAACGCACCACCCGCCCGATCCGCTTGGCGTCGCCGTCAGAAAAGCCATACGTGGCCATGCGTCACTCCGCGAGGATGATGTACCGCAGATTGGCCGGCGTGCCGTAGCTCCGTGCCCCCACGCTCACGTTGCCGATCAGCGGCAACATGGCAGGCTGGCCGCGACGCAGCTGCACGAACTCGTGCAGGTTGGTCCCGTCGTACTTGCCCAAGGCGATGTAGGCGGTGCCCGAGGTGGCAGTCGAAAGATTCCTGAACGAGGCGTAGCCGGCCGTGGTCACGTCGCCCAGGGCAATGGTCTGCACGGCGTTACTACCGACCACGACCACGCCAGAGGCGGCCCGCTGCGTCGTCTGATCGACGCGGGTGGAGTCGGACACGGATTCGTCATAGTTGCCATTCCGCACGGCGAGCGAAAGGCTCAGGGTGATTTCGTTTGCCATTAGATTCCAGTCTCAGTAAAGAATGAAGTGTCCATAATCTCAGACGGGTACGGGTACAGGTAGCGAATCCTTAACTCCGGCGGCTCATCGTTTCCTGTGCCGCTGAACGGCTCGACTTGCCCATTGCCGTTGAGCGGAACGGGCTTGCTGACGGGATTGCCGGCATTGTCCAAGATGGCCTGCCGCTTGCCGCTTACGATTTGGTTGAAGCCGATGTCGTAGTACTCAATCGACCAGTTGTTGGGCTTGTAAAGAAACTCAACGCTGACGCTCCAGACTTGGTTCTTTTCGTCGAAGTCGGCGTTGTATCCAACGCATCGAACGGTGTAATCGGCCTTGTTTCCCCCAGGGGCAATGTTGAAAAACCCGATGTTGCACGTATTGACGTAACCATCCAGCGCGTCAAAGTTGGGAGCGAGCACGCGGGTGTTCGTGTACGTCATCCGCAGCAGGGACGTATCTTCTTCCAGACCGTCCACCGGATCGCCGGCCGAGTTTTGTGCCGTCTTTTGGCCGCCGCCAACCTGCGGCTTGCCGTTTGTTTCGGCCACCGTTTCCCACCCCAACGCCGGCTCAGTCACTGACGTTGTCTGAATCGACCACCGCTGGAAAAACTCCGGCGTGAGCAGCTGCGGCTCCGGCAGGCCAGGCCCCTCGGGCTTGCCCACATACCGCACAGACATGACAACTGCGCGTTCGTTGTCTTTGTAGTGCGACAGGTCGCGAGAGTTGACGTACAGATCGATGCCGCCAACCTGAATCAAGTCTTTGAGTCGCGGAAGTCTTTTGTTGCCTAGGTTGGCCCACGTGGCCTGGTTGTCCAGAATGTCCGCGAAAGACGGGTCTTTAGTGTCGGACAGAATCAGAAAATCTTCCGACCCCGTAAACTGTGCATCGCCCTTGTCGCTGAGCGTTTCGGTCAGCTGCAAACTTCGCAAAATGCGGGCGTCAATGATGGCCATGGTTACACCGAGATGCTCGCGAGCCCAAAGCCGCCCGAGGAACTAAGGGAGGAGTTTAGTTCGTCCAGTTGGTCGACCATTTCGCCAGTGTTGTCGGCCGTCTCTTCTGCGGCCTTTACACCATCCTGGCGAGGGTCGGCACCTCGAGCGATGGCGTTACGAAACGCTTCGCCCTCGCCTGTGCCAACCACCATTGCCTGCAACGCCGCACCGCTGGCCCGAATCGCCGGAGCGATGGATCCGGCAATCGTTTGACCTGCCGCCGCTCCAGCTGCGGCTCCTGCTTGCTGCATTTTTGCGGTGACGCTGGCGAACTCGGCATCGAACGCCGCGAACGGGTCCGACATGTTCCGCACGCCATCTGCGAAGTTGTCGGCGGCAGCCTGGCCCCACAGCTCGGCCTCGTCACCGGCGGCAGTAGACAAGCCCGACACGGAGTCGGCAGCGCTACGAAGGCCGGACGACAAGCCCACGTCCATGCCGGGGAGCGCTTCGGCTGCGTCCGCCATCGCGGACAGCATGTTACCGATAGCCTCAGTGACGGCAGAAAACGCCCCAAGGGCTCCCGTGATGAACACGCCAAGGAAAGAAGAAAGCACCTGGAACGCGCCGTAGAGGAACGTCACGGCACCAGCCACGCCCCGAATCGCTTGACCCAAAGCATTGGCCAGCGTTGTGGCCATACTCCAACCGCTCGCGTTGTCGGCAAAGAACTTCACAATCAGGTTGGCAACGGTCGCAATCGCGGGAGCCAACTCAGCCAAGAACTGATTGATGAAACCTTGCGTCACCAAGCTCAGCCTGCCCATGGCATCACCCATGAGCGCAATGCCAGCAACCTGGTCGTTTCGCAACTTGACGCCAAGGTTTGTCATTAACAAATCCATCTCGCCAATGGCGGTGCTGCCTTGGCGGATGAAGTTCAACAAGCCCTGGCCACTCCGGCCAAAAATGTCGATGGCAGCAGCAGCCTGCATGTGCGGAGGCAGGGCAGCGATTCTTTGAGAGATAAGCTCAAACTGCTGGGCGGTTGAAAGACCGGCCATGTCGTTCATCGTCAACCCTAAGCGCTCAAACGCTTTGGTTGCACCTGGCGCGCCGCTTGCCAGTTGACCCACCATCCGGGACGTACGACGCAGCCCGCCGACCATCATCTCCTGGCTGGCACCAGCTTCTTCTGCCACCTTGCCGAGTACCTGAAGTTCGCCGCTGGCAACGCCAAGTTCTTGGCTTAAATCATCAATAACTTCCAGCTCTTTGGCCGCCCGGCCAAAAGCCGCAAAGATGCTGACCAGGCTTGTGAGGATCAGCAGCGGCGCGAGCAGCGACTTAACAGCCACGCTCAACGCTCTAACGCCAATAGACGCCACCGTGGCCGAGCGGCCAGCCCCGACAAAGCCGGCGGCCATGGCAGTCAGCCGGCCGCCGATGCCCTGAGCCTGCCCGGCGAATCCGCCCAGCTGCTTACTGGCTCGGCCCAGCCCAGCGGTGAGGCCGCCGGTGCTGGCCGTGATGGAGACGTTGACGCGGCCAAAGTTCTTGGCGGCCATGGCTCACCCCTTGGCCGACTGGAGAATGCGGAACATCTCCTGCGGCGTCTGGCCACGCTTCGGAACCGGCATGAAGTCGTGCGGCTGCATGGCCGGCTTACCCTTGGGACGGTTGCTGTTGTAGTTCTGTGCCATGAGCACCGCGTCCCGTAGCCACTCGTCGCCCCACGGCATCAGCTGAAAGGCGGCCATCCACCGCTCGAGCTGCCACCACGGGATCTGGTCTGCCAATCCTCCTGGCCCTTCGACGTTCCACTCGCCGAGTTGCAACGCCAGCCGGTACAGGAACAGCAGCACCGGCCGGCTTTCTAGTTTTTTGCGGCGTCCTCCAAGGCGTCCGTGTTCAGGCCGTTCAGCTTGAACCCGGCGTCCACGATGGCCTGCACGCTGTCGCTGTCCAACTCGCCTATGGCGTCGGCGTCATTGTCCGTGAACATCCGCGTGCCGTCCTCGTTCACGGCCAGCAGGGCCACGACCTGAGCCCGCACGTTCCGCAGGTTCACCTTGCCGGGGATGCCCCCCGTGACGATTTCCTCAAACCGGTCGCGGTCCCGGGAGGTGAACTTGGCCACATACACCGTGCCCAAGCCCGGAACCTCAACAGGTGCCCGAGGTCGCACGTTCCGCTTGGCCAG